ATGGCCGAGGCTTTTGTCAGTGGCGACGTGCTGCACCTTGCCTGCGGTATCTGTCCGTCGCGCCGCTTCCCTGTCGGAGGGTTCGACGTCGTCGAGAGGCCGAGTGCGGAATGCCCCTTCAATCCGGTGGACGGGCATCGGTATGCGGCTGATGGAACGCCCGTATGCGTTCACCCGGACAAGGTGGGGTTGCCGGTCGGTCGGTACAAGAGCCAAGGCGAACAGGTGACCGTGCGGCTTGCCCTGCCTGCCGATGAAGCGGAGTTGATTCCGTACCTTCGCGACCTGCTGTACGGTGCAGCGCCGATGTTGCTTGAGGATCTGATCGAGCAAGCATCTGCCGAGATTCCGCGTGCCTTTCCCGGTGTCGACGTGCTCGCGACGCTGCGCCGCGCCCTCAGCTAGCCGCTATGCGGCGGCAAAATTGATCGTGTGTTCCTTGCCCGACCGGTGGAATCCCGCCGCGGCGTACTTGTCGTCGAGGATGAGCAGCCGACGCCTGGCCTCCTCGTGGCCGATCCAGTAACGGGGGTCCGGCACACCCCACGCGAGGGTGTACGCGGTGTCGGTGTAGTCGCCGACCGAGTAGTCGTGGTGCTCCTTGTCCGTCTGGTGGATCACGGAGATTCCGATGCGGTCCGCGATCCTCGCGAGCAACTGGGGCTGCGCGATCATGGCGTGCATCATCTCGTCGACGGGAACGGCGACGGGGATCTCGGTCATGTCCTCGTCCTGGCCGCCGAGTTCGTACACGGCGGCTTTGAGGGACAGGGCGCGCAGTCCCTCGGTGAGCAGCGGGCGCTTGTCGGTGTCGAGGTTCCACTCGCTGATGACGGGGAAGCCGGTGAAGCAGGTCCATGCCTCGTCGTACGCCAGGGCGGCGGCGCTGAAGGCGGGGAACTCCGGGTCGCTCTCGATCGCCGACATGATCTGTCGGGCGCGCTCCGCCACCTGCTTGGGGGCGGGGCGGGAAACGGTTGCGCTCACTCTGCACTCTCCTTTGTTGGTTGCGTGCACGTGCTGACCTTGCCGACCGCCCCACCTGCTTTCGGTCTTCCGGTTCCTAAGCAGGTGGGGCGGAGTCTTTGACCCGTTACGCTCGGCCTCAGCGGGTCGGCCCGGGGTCCAATCCACCTCGGGGCGGCCCGTCCTTCTGTGTTGTGCTGCTCACACGTGGTAGGTCGTGCCCCAGCGCATCGCGCCGCGTGCGTGGCATTCGCGTACGTGCTCGGCGATTGCTGTTTGGCCGGCGCTCGCGGTGAGGGGGTCGAACAGGACCAGGATTCGCACCGGTCCGCCGGCCTCGACCACGTTCACCCACGACCGCGCGGCGGGCAGGCCGAGCCGTTTCTCGCCGTCGCCGTAATCGAGCCACGGCGTGCCCTGCCGTATGCGGATGCGGTGCCCGATGTGCGGCGGGGGGCCGTCGTGTGGGCCGAGGTACAGCGCTTCGGCGAACGCCCGCATGCCGTCGCTGATGCTGTTGACACTCTCGTTGTCGAGGCGCGGCGGCGCGTGGTAGGCGAGCACTTGGGCGACGGGAAACAGGAACTGCTGATGCACGCCGGTCACCAGGCGGATACCGGCGACGAACCCGGGGCCGGGTGGCGCCTTCGCTTCGGGCACAGTCACGATGTCTTCACCTCCGCCCACACGATTTTTCCGAATGGGCGGTCGCCTACGCCCCAACTGCCGGGGCATAGGGCGTCGAGGATGATCAAGCCTCTTCCGCGGTCGCGGTGGTCGGATGCTGGGCGGGGGTGAGGGCGTCGTCGAACAGGGTCGTGTACCTCGACGCGTGTTCGGGTGTCGTCGGTGTCTAGTTCGATACGTAGAGAGTCGCCGGGCCGGGTGCCGTATCGAATCGAGTTGGTGACCAGCTCGCAGGCCACCAAGACGACCGTCTCGACGTGGTCCTCGGACGCGTCCGGAAAGTTGTGCTTGACGTACTGACGTACGAACTCGCGTGCAAATCCTGCTGACTTGGCTTCGCCTGCCAGTAAGAGAACTGGCGGTGGGCCGACTTGGGCTGCATGGGTGGCGGGCATGGCGTCCCGCCGTCGTTCAGTCATGGTGTCCCCTCACGGGCAAGTCCCAACACGAGCATGGCATTTCGTCTCACGCGTGTGGGCACAATCGCATTTCTCTCCCCCAGAGTGCTCCTCGAACCATGTGTATCGCAAGGGCGCGCATACTCGTGTAGAAAATTGCATATGACACCAGGAGGAAGGGGTGAGATGGCAAGTCAGCAGGTGACAGGCGATGAGGGGGCACGGCAGACTGATGGACCAGACACCGAACAGGAGGGGGGAACCGTGAGTGCGCCAACTGTGCGCCGGCGGCGACTTGGTGCGAAATTGCGCGCCCTGCGCGGCGACCTCACCCTCGATGAGGTCGCGGACAGCTCCGAGGGGACGTTCATCTCTTCGAAGCTGTCAAGGATGGAAACGGCCAAGAGTGCGGCCAAGGCGAAGGACGTCGAGGATCTGCTCGACCTGTACGTACGGCTTGACCGAGAGGTCAGCGACGAACTGCGCGCGGCCCTGGTCAAGCTCACAAAAGAGGGCGGACAGCGCGGTTGGTGGCACTCGTACCGGGGCGTCCTCACGCCGGTGTACGAGGATCTGATCAGCCTTGAGGCCGAGGCCGAATCAGTCTCGACGTGGCAACTGGGCTTGATTCCTGGCCTTCTCCAGACTGCCGAGTACGCGCGCGAGATCATCCGCGCGACGGCGATGTCCGAAGCGATCGAGGCCCGTGTCGACGCGCTGGTCGAGGTGCGCCTCGCGCGTCAGGCCGTGCTTACGCGCGAGGAACCGCTCGCACTGTGGGCGATCATCGCGGAGCAGGCCCTACGTTCGACCTCCGATGACGCGAGCCTGATGCATGAGCAGTTGGGACGGCTGCTCTCCATGGGGAAGCGTCCGAACGTCAACATTCAGGTACTGCGGTCGGACGCACCATTGCACGTCGGACTGACGGGAACGTTCACCATCTTGGGGTTTGGTCCACACCCTGACCTGGACGTCGTCCACGCCGAATCGCTGACGTCGGCCCTCTACATCGAGGACCGCGACAAGGTCGCCACACACCGCGATGCGTGGCAACGCCTTACGTCTGCCGCTGAGTCGGTCGAGGCATCGGCGGAACTGATCACCGAGATAAGGAAGAGCACATGAGCCATGTTGGCGACGCTTCGACTCTGCCAGTGACGTGGTGGAAGTCTTCGGCGTCTGCGGCACAGTCTGACTGTGTCGAGTGCGGAATAGTCGACGCCGAGACGATCGCCGTTCGGGACAGCAAGAACCCGCACGGGCCCGCGCTGCTGTTTACCCGCGAGCAGATGACCACCTTCGTCACTGCTGCGGTCTCGGGACGGTTCGGCGGTCTTGAGTAGGGAGCCGTACCAAGAGCGACGGCCCGCCCCCGCGCGATTCGGGGGCGGGCCGTCTGCTTGCGGGCCGGTGTGAGCCTATGGCGAACAGGCGGCGTGGGAAAACAACACAACGCCCCCCACACACGGCCACGAACGGCCGCGTGTGGGGGGCGTTTGGCTGGGTGCCTACGGTTCGAGGATGGTGCGGGTGCGGTCGGCGGCTCTCACTGGCGGGCGAACTGCCACAGGGACACGGCGAGGCCGAGAACAGCAACCAGGGCGGCGAGCGACGGCAGGGGCCACCGGGCGCGTTCGAGGGCGTCGAGGCGCTGGTCGTGGTCGGCGATCTGCCGGTCGGTCTGGTCGCCGCGCTGTACGAGCAGGGCGAGGGAACCATCGACTCGGGCGAATCCCTCGGCCATGGTGCCGCGTAGCTTCTCCAGTTCGACGGCGACCGACTGCTCGGGCGGGGGTGGCAGGGTCACGCGCTACCGCCCTGGTCGTCGTCGACCAGGCCGAGGCCGACGCGGTCGAGGAACTGCTCGACGGCGGGCAGGGCCATGACGCGGGCGAGGCCGGCGGCGACGGCGAGGGCGCCGGCGACCCACGGCAGGGACTCGGGGATGCCGGACGCGGTCACGACGGCGGGGAGGGCGACGGCGAACATGACGACGCCCTGAATGACGGTGCGAATGGTGCGCTTGTTGGCGGGGTTCATGAGGGGTTCCTCGTTTCTGAGAGTGCGGGTACAGGGGCCCGCCCCGGCGCGGTGCCGGGGCGGGCAGGGGTGGCTACTTGCCGTAGGCGAGACGGAACAGGGCGGCCCAACCCTTCGGGCCGATCTTCACGTCGTGGGTGGTGCCCTTGGCGCGGTAAGTCGGGTGCGCGTTGTGGAACTTGGCCACGGCTGCCTGAGTCGCCGGTCCGTAGTTCGGGGACTCCTTGACGGTCTTGGCCATGTAGCCGGCGGCCTTGAGCGCGCGCTGAAGCGTGACGGCCGACGGCGCGGCCTTGTTCGGGGCGAGGCCGGTCGGGAACTTCGGCGGGGTGTACGTCGCCGGCTCGTCGCCGGCGTCGCCCTTTGCCCACTCGCGCAGTGCTGCGGGGGACATGTAGGCGATGTTCCGGTCGAGGGGGGTCGACGTGAACTGCCAGATCGTCACCGTGCGGTTGGACGGCTTGGGGCGGGCGGCGGCCTCGGCGCGGGCGTAGGTCGCGGCGCCCCACGGGTAAGCGGGGTACCACAGGGGAACGCCCGACGGGACGTGCCCGGCTGTGATGTCCGAGGCGGACGTGTAGATGCCGACGACCTGCCCGGGGAACGCCTTCTTGACCGCGGCGATCCACGCCGAGGCGTACGCCTTGATCTGCGCGGCCGACTGGCCCTTGTAGTTCCGGCCGTCGCTGTAGCGCTCAAGGTCGAGCCAGTGCAGGAACCCGGCGCCGGCGTACGGCTTCACGGCGGCGATGTAGTTCGCGGCCTCCTTCGCCGCGGACTGGTTCGGCCACGCGAAGTGGTACGCGCCGACGACCAGGCCGGCGCCCTTGATGCCCTTGATGTGGGTCGCGAACCGGGCGTCGCGGCTGTTCTCGCCCTCGGTCGCCTTGGCGAACGCGAAAGTCAGGCCGTCGGCCTTGAGTGCGGTCCAGTTCTGTGCGGACTGGTACGCGGACACGTCGAGGCCGCGCGAGGTGCTGGTCATACGGGGTGCCTCCTGGGCATGAAAAAACGCCCGGCGCGGTGCGCTCGGGCGTACGTGGTGAACGGGTTGGGCAGACGTAACTTGGACAGACTCAAGATCGTTGGCGCGGCATGAACAACACGAAGCGCGTAGTCGTTGGGCTCGCCCTTGCCGGGGCCGCTCTCGCCCTATCCGGAACCAACGCTGTGGCGGACCCTCAACCCCCCGGAGGGGGACTCCTCAGCGCGCTGGGCATTCTTGGAAATGGCAACGCCAATGAGGACAACAGCGAGAACCACAACGTTTCCGCAGGTAACAACCAGCAGTTCTCAGGTGATGGGAACTCGAACACCGTGACGTCCACTAATGCCGGGCAGTCCGTAGACCAGAGCATCCACGGCTAACCAGCGGACGAGGGACAGCGCTCAGTCCTGAATGAAGGTGATGTGCAGACGCAGGTTTCTGCCGCTGCCGGCGGTGGTCGCCTCGCCGACGATCGGTTCGCCGTTGGTGGTGCGCAGGGTGCAGATTCCGTCGGTGCCGACGACGAACCCGCCCTCGGCGGTGCCGTCGTCCCAATTCCCGTTGATGGTGCCGCTGGTGGGCCGCCACCCGGACGGGACGGTGCAGCACGCCGTGTCGGCGAGGTTGCCGGCGCCCGAGACGGCGATCGTCGCCCCGGACCGGAACAGGTACATGTTCAACTCGACGTTGTGGCCGGTGCGGTAGCCGCGGAAGTCGCTGACCGTGAACCCGGTCGCGGCCACAAGTCCCGTTGCGGTGGTGAGAGTTGGCGGTCCGTCGTTGAGCCGGTCGTCGGTGATCCGCATTCCGGGCTGCCACAGAGTCACGCGGGGGATGCCTCCTTACAGGGCGACAATGGCGGGGTACGCGAGCCGCACGTCGGCGCCCGCGGCCTGCGCCTTGACGATGTTGTTGCGGCTGCGGCCGACCGTGAACACCTGCGGGTTGATCACGTCGACGTTGTCGTACCGGATCTGCACGGTGGCCGCGTTGGTGTTGCTGGCGGTACGGATCGAGCGGGTACCGATCTGGTTCGCCGCGCTGATCGCTGCGTCGGTGGCCTCGATACGCCAGTCGCTCGGCTCCGCGCTCGACGCGAGCCACCCTTTGACGCGCAGCGTCGTCCCGCGGCCCTGGAACCGCACCCTGACGAACTGTCCGGCAACGTGCGTGACGGGCACGGTGTAGGTGCCGAGTTCCGTACCGACGTCGGCGACGAGCTTGCGCAGGGACAGCACGACCGTGTTGGTCGTGCTGAACTGCACCCGGACCATGTACATGGTCGAGGAGTCCAGCATCCGGGCCGTGACCGCGCCGTACAGGCTGTCGCCGGTGGCCAGGGCCGACGTCGTGATGTCGGCGTAGATATCGAAGTCGGCGTGCGCCGCGGTGACCGCGGTACGGCGCGAGGTCTCGGTCGTCGACAGGGTGTGCACCCCGTAGCCGGATCCAACCGAGTAGTCCGACGCCGAGCCGCCCCCGACGGTGGACCAGGACGGGCCCGAGTCGGACACGCCCCAACTCCCGGTGACGGTGCGGCCGAAACTGTCGAGCAGCCATGACGCCTTGGGCTGCGTGAGGCGGACACCCCACACGTACCAGATGTCGCCGGTGGTCGGGGTCGCTCCGTGGCGGGCGCGGACGCTCGCCCGTGAGGCGGTGGCGGGAGCCGTCAACGACTGCTGTACGAACGTCCATTGCCCGACGGGCACGGCGACCGCGCTTCCAAGTCCCGTGCTCAGGAACGTGTTTGTGGCGTCATACCAGTCGATGACCGGCCGGACGTCGCTCCACCCCTTGGGGGAGTACGCCCACATGGACGCAACGTAGGTCGCGCCGGGAACGATCGCGCCCGTATCGCTGCGGGCGGCGACCGCGCCGCCGGACGTACCGACCCCGTCGGGGGTGATCAGCAGGGAACCGGCGGCCTGCGGGTGCAGAACCGCGGTCGAGCGGCCGACCGCGGCGGCCTGCCCGCTCCAGCCGCTTGCGTCCGACTCGAAGAACGGGTTGCCGTTCAACAGCCGGCCCGGCGCGGCGACGGTCATCACCTCCCCGCCGACCCGCACATCCCATGGGTAGTCGTACGCGTTGCTCGTCCAGGTCTGCCCGGCGGTGGTGAGCACGTTCACCGTGGCGGCGGTGTCCGTCGCCGCGGTGGCGAGCTGGGCGCCGCTGGTGTCGCACCACCGGAGCGGGATCTCGTCGACCACGCCCACCGACCAGGGGCCGGCGGGCGAGCAGGTGAACGTAATCGTCCACGTGCGGGGGAGGACGGTTTCCGTCCAGCCGTCGACCAGCAGCTCGACGACGCCCGACCCGGTGAACCGCTTGGGCAGGTTGACGATGCGGATCTTGTCGCCCTCGCTGAGCGCGAGGACGGACGGGATGAGTTCGGGGAACTTGTGCAACAGCAGAGTGACCGACGGATACCGGTTCTCGTCCCAAGTGGACAGGTGGAGAAGCCAGTTCGCTACCGGGTCGGTCTGCTCGTCGGCGGCCAGGTTCAGCGTCTTGGAGTCGTCGACCAGGCCGATACCGTCCGGCGGGTCCTGGACGGACAGGGGGCCGTCGTCGAGGACCGCGGTACCGGTCGATCCTCCCTTGCGTTGCACGGCCCATTCGTTGCGTACCGTGTCGTCCTCGATCGGCTCGAACGGTGGCGCGAGGTGACCGGCGGCGTAGTCGAGGACGAGGGCCGGCTGTTGGTTGTAGAGGGCGGCGCGGGTGCGGTACTTCAGCTCGCGTCCGGCCATGGTCTCGCCGAAGATCCCGCCGTCGGCCTCGGCGCACTCGCGCAGCAGGTCGAGCAGCGGGGCCGGACTCTGCGCCCCCACGGGAACCGTGTCGTCCGGGTCCCCCACGATGGTGAGCAAGACCCCTTCCTCTTGGGAGAGTCGGCGCATGCGGGCGCCGGCGGTCTCGCCCGCCCACGCGTCAACTGCGTTGACGTACGCGGCTGTTGAGTCCGTGGGCCAGACCGAGAGGTGACCGAGGGCCAGGCCGTTCAAGGCCGAGGCGTAGCCGTCCGCCGGGGAGGCAACGGCGGTCGGCCGGCCGATGGCGCCGGGAGTCGTGAAGTAGACGCCTCCGGGGTCGCCGCCGACGTCGGTCCACACGATGCCGAACTTCACGTTGGCGCCTTGCTGGGCGACGGTGAAGTTGACGCGCTGCCACCGGTTGAAGATGTCGGCCCCGGTGGCAATGTCCTGCGTGGACAGGGTGTTGCCGTCGTCGTCCTTGGCGATGATCCGGCTACTGAGCCCGTTGGTTGTCGAACCGAACTGGATCAACCACTCGCGCACGGTGCCGGTGCTCAGTACGCGCATGAACGTCCACCGGGTGGTGGGCAGCGTGTCGAGCCGGTACATCCACTGCACGGACCACGACGTAAGCGCGGTGCTCGGCGCCGGAACGCGGCCCATCATCACGGGCAACTGTCCGGCGCCGGCGGCGAGGACCGGCAACGGGCCGGACGAGGCAAGGGTGTTGGCCTGCGCCCACGTCACATTCGACAGGCGCAGCGGGCCCACGCCGGCGATCGGCGAGGACGCCTGAGCCGAACTCGCGCCTTCCTCCATCGGCCAGTACGCGAGCGGCTTGTAGGACGGGATACGGCGGCGCAGCGCGGACGCGAGCGGCTTCGCGCCCTGGCCGAGGCGGCGCAGGATGCCCGCGGCCGTGATCGGCGTCCACGCGTCCTTTTCCGAGGTGGACCACTTCGGCGGCCACTCGGGCACCTCGCCCTCGAACCGCACGATGCGATCCGTGATCGCGGAGCCTGCGGCCAGCGTCCACGCGCGGCCGGCCGAGTCCGTGAATGAGGTGGTGCCGACCGGCTGTGCGGTGAAGTCCGGTGCGGCAACGACCGTGCCGTCGATGCCGCTGCGCACCTCGGCCCGGTAGACGGTGCCGGTGACCGCGCGGCGCGGCGGGGTGACGTCGGTCTGTTCCGGCGCGATCGACAGCGGCGCCGTGCCGCTGAAGATGGTGACCGGCGCCGTACTGGTCAGGTCGCCGCTGAACTGCGTCCACGGGCCGGCGAGGGTCGGTGCCCAGTACAGGCGCAGGGTGAACCCGCCGGCGCCGTTGTCGACGTCGAGCGTGCCTCGTACCGCAGCGTGGCGCGGCAGAGCGGCGGGCAGTGTCGCGAACCCGCCCCCGTCGACGGTGGTCCCTCCGCTGGTGGTGTTCAGGTACAACACCCCTGCTCGCACGATCAGGTAGTACGAGCGGTTACCGGCCGCACCCCACTTGCCGATCAGGAACTGAGTCTCGGACGAGAACCAGTTCGCCTCGCCCTCCCACCGGATATCAAGATCCCCGGTGATGTCGAGGGCGGCCACATCGGGTGTGGTGGCGCGGTCGGCGGTGCCGGGCATTTCCAGGTGGACGGGGCCGCCGGGGAGCGTGTAGCGGAAGGGGGTGTTGCGGTTGAACAGGCCGTAGTACGGGCCTTCGGGGTTGCGGGGTGTGTACGTTCCGTCGAGGTTGCGGATGGTGGCCGCGCAGGCGGCGGGATCGGTGGCGTTCGACTTGTAGGGGCGCCCGCGGGTGTGGGTGATCGGATCGCGTGTGTAGAGGTCGCCGGTGATGTCCTGCCATGCGGAGCCCATGCGCAACTCGCCTTTGAGGCCGAGCGGCTGGTCGGGGAAGGCCACGGTTACGCACTCCTTCCGGTGACGGCGAATTGGACGTTGCCGCCGCGGACGTTGACCGCGTCCCGGAACACCGAGAGCAGGAAGTCGCCGACTCGGCTGCCGTCCGAGGTGAACGTGACGACCGGCTGTGTGCCTCCGCCACTCGTGGCGCTTGCGGTCTGTGCGGCGACATTCGCCGCGGTCGCCTGTCCGGCTGTGGGCACGGACACGAGATTGGACATGGCCCGGTCGACCGCGCCGGAGCCGGATTCGATTCCGTCGACGACGCCGGCGGGAATCCACCGACCGACCTCACGCGCCATGACCTTGGACGGCGATGCAATACCGAGTGCCTTTGCGACCGGCCCCGGAATGACTTCCTTGGCCCAACCGGTGATCTTGTTTCTGAGCCAACTGCCCATGGAAACGATGCCGTTCCACAGGCCCTGAACGATGTTCTTTCCCTTGCCGACGAGCAACTCGGACAGATTGTTTCCGATGGCCTGCGAGAGGCGCCCTGGGAGTCCGCGAATCCAGTCGACCATTTCGGTTGCCTTGCCGACGGTCGCGTTTTTGATCGCGGTCCAGTTTTTGACGATCAGACCGAGCAGTGTCCAGTTAAGGAACAGGTTGTACAGGCGCCCGGGGATTCCCTTGACCCAACCAACGATCCCGTTCCACCACGACACGGCGGTATCCCGGATCGAGGACCAATGGCTGATCAGCAGACCGATCAGGGTGAAGTTCATGAACGCCTGAACCATCATGTCCTTGGCCCAGATCAGTTTTCCGACGATCCAGTCCCAGACAGCGAGCGTCCACCCCTTGATCTCGTCCCAATAGGTGATGACGAGCACGACCAGGGCGGCGATAGCCATACCGACCCAACCGACCGGGCCGAGGCCGGCGATCCAGGCGGCGGCCATCTCCGCGCCGGCGATCGTCGCCGCGACACCGATCGCGGCGAACGCCGCACCAATGACCACTGCGGCGGCGGTGAACTCGGCTCGGTGTTTGCCGACGAATCCGAAGAACGTGGTCAGGACCGGGACGACGTTGTCGCCGAGGAATTCGACAAGGTTCTGCTGCATCGAATTCTTGAAAGCGGTCAGTTGTGCCCCGGCATTGTCGCGCAGGTTGTTGCCGAGCTTGTCGGCTGCGCCGCCGACCTCGCCGAGACCCTTCGCGGCGGTACTCGGGTCCATCGCATAAAGCGCTTTTCCGAGGTCTTCGGCCTGAGTTCCAAAAAGTGCGGTCGCGGCTTGCGACTGCTTGATCGGGTCCTTTATCGCGCGGAGCCGATCGAGGGTGGTGTCGAGCGCGGCCGTCGCCGAGGTGCCGCCCTTGCCGAACTTGGCGGCCATGTCGTCGGCATTCAGGCCGAGAGCCTGAAAACCTGCCGCTGTGCTCGCCGAGCCGTTAACAGCCCGGAGACCGAATTCCTTGATGGCGTCCGCGGCGATATCGGAATCTCGGGCGCCTGCCTGAATGGCCTGGTTCATCAGGCCAACGGCCGTGGCGCCGTCCAATCCCGCCTGACGGAATTGCGTGCCGTATTCGTTGAAGGTATCGACCAGGTCGTCGGCTTTATTCGCGGACGACTGGAATCCCTTGGTGAGGACGTCGAACGCCTCGTCGGCCGAGGAGACGAGACCGGTCCGCAGCATCTGCGAGACCGCGTTCGTGACCCCGCCGAGGTCCTGGTCGAAGGTGCTGGAGAGGTCGGCGACCTTCGTCGAGATGGATTCGATCTGCGCGTTCGTCGCGTCTGGCGGGAGCAGGCCGGCGCCCATGGTCGCCTTGATCGCCTCGGCGGCACCCTGAAAGTCTTCGGTGACCGCGGACGAGTACAACTCGCCGGCGACCTCGCCGTACCGCTTCGCCTCGGCCGGTGTCGCGCCGAGCTGCGCGCCGAGCTTGGCCGTGATCTGCCCTTGGCCGATGGCCTCGGACAGGCCGGCCATGAGGGCGGCGCCGAGCGCGCCCCCGATCACGCCCATGGCAAGCCCCTTGAGCTTGCCCGTGAGGGTGTCGCCGGCTTCCTCGGCGCCGTCGCCGGCGGCTTCGTCGAGGCCGTCGCCGAGCGCGCTGCCGGCGTCCTCGCCGCCGGCGCGGGCGCGCTGGGTGATGCGGGCGAGGGCGGCCCGTAGCCGGTTTTGGAAGCTGTCGAGGCCCTGCTCGCCTCGCTGTCGTCGACGGTGATCGTCGCGGCGAGTTCTCCCACTGTCAGGGCCATGCGCGGGCCTCCTCACAGGGGGCCGCGCACGCGGGGCGCGGTACTCAGTTACGCCGGGGCTTCTTCGGCTCCGGTGGGGGGTTGAACAGGCGTTGAATGCGGGAGTCGGCGGAGAGCAGGCCGAAGATGCGCACGCGCAGCCATCGCCACGACCGCTCGTCGAGCAGGCCGGGCGCGCCGACGTCGACGCCGTAGAACTCGTGTAGGTCGGCCTCGACGAGCGGCCACTCGTCGAGGAGTTGCGCCCACGTCACTTGTGGGCTGCGCCGCTGCTGCCCTTTCCTCCGCGCCGGTTGGCCGGGCGGTGCCTCGTACCACTCGAAGAGCCCCGAGACCGGGTCTTGTTCGCCGCGCCCGATGTACTGCGGCGCTGCTCCCGGTTCGGGGCCAGTTGAGAAGGGTCGCCGCCGGTGTTCCAGTACGCCTCTGCGCGGTCCTTGCTTTGGATGATCCACACCATGGCGGTCACGGCGGCGTGCTTGAGCATCGGCCACTCGACGCCGTCGGCGACCATCTCGGCGTGCGCGGTGCCCAGCACGTCGGCGTACATGTCGCGCTCGGCCGCATCGGCGAGGACTTCGCGGTCGGCCTGTCCGCCGTCGGCGGCCGTGGCGGCGGCCTGCATGATGGCCTGCACCCGGAGACCGGTCGCCGCGGACGGCGCGGGAACCCGGTACACCTTGCCCTTGATGGGCAGGGGCAGGGAGTCATCGAGCAGGTTCCCCAGTTCGTTGAAGGCCATTACGAACCACTCCCCGCAAGTGGGTTGGTGATCGCCGTCTTCGCGCCCTTGCCGGTGAGCGTGACCCCGACGGAGTCGAGGTCGTCGGTTGCTCCTCCGTCGGGGTCCCACGTGACCAGGGCGCGGCCCTCGTAGGCGTCGGCGCGGCCTTCGCGGTCGTACCACCGCACGTGGACGGTCGCGCCGCTGCCGAAGCTCTCGGCCGCGAGCCTCAGCTTTTCCTGAGCCGCGTTGAACGCCTTCGTCGTCGGGTGGTAGCGGTGCAGCATTGTCAGCTCGACGGACCACGCGAGTTGCGTCACGGTGCTGTCGGCCCAACCGCCGTCCTCGTAGGTGGTGGAATCCTGCTGCGTGGGGTCGACCGCCGGGTCGAACTCCTGGATGCCGGGCATCATCACCCACGAGGGGGTGCTCGTCGAACTCGTGTCGAGTTCGAGGCGGTAGCGGCGTGCGAGTGCGGTCTCGGTCTCGGCCGGCTGTACGGGGGTGGACAAGGGACGGTCCTCCTACTCAAGTCGGGGGTGCGGCCGGTGAGCGCGCAACGCGTAGTTGCTGGTCCGCTCGAACCTGCCGAGGCTGTCGGCGCCGAGCGGCGCGGCGGACTGACGGGTGATCAGCACGACGCGGGCCGTGCCGAACAGGAACGGGCCGGAGTTGTGCAGCACCTCGAACACGGCGTCGTCGAGGGCGGCCACCTCGCGCGGATCGGGTCCGGCGCGGGTACGGGCCTGCACGAACACGGTGGTGTCGGTGAGGTGCTGCGAGTTGGCCGTGTCGTAGGCAGTGAGCACGACGGCGCGGTCCGGACTGTCCGGCATGACGGTGTCCGTGATCGCTGTCTCGCCCGTCTCGTACACACCGTCGGGCCGGTAGGTGGCCACCTCGGCGGCGTCGAGCAGGCGGGCGAGGCCGTCGACGATCTCGACAAGGAAGCTCACCGCAGCGACCGCCGAACCTGCGCGGCGATGATCTCCGTAATCGTGCCGTTCTCCTCGTGCAACGGCCCTTCCAAAAACTTCGCCGTACGGCCGTGGTCGTGGCGGTAGGTCAGTTCCTCGTGCTGGCGCACGGCATACGGAGCGTCGTAGGACACGGCGGCTGTCACGGACTGCTCGTCGACGGAGACGACGCCGGAGCGTTCCAACGTGCCTTCCTCGATCGGCACGCGCTGTCGGGAGACTTCCAACAGGTGTTCCGCGCCCAACCGAGCCCCGCGCACGGCGCCTTGACGCATCGCGGCGAGGGCGGCGTTCCCGTTCCATCTGATCCGGGCGCGCTGGGTCACTCGCACATCACCTCCGTGGACGCGGGCACGGGCAGACCGGGCGCGGTGTGGTGGGCGACGTTGATCGCGGTGGTGGTGCGGCCGGTGGGCAGGGTGACCCGTGATCCGGTCGGGCAGTTGAGGTCTGGGCCGGCGTAGATCTGCGCGGTCGAGACGACTTCGGCGCCGGTCGCGTCGCGTACGCGCTTGATGGCTTCGGCGACCAGGGCGGGCACGTCCTCGGTGGGTGGGCCGTACTTCGGTCCGTACGCGCTGGTGCCGAGGTACGGCTCGATGGTGATCCGGTGGACGAGCAGCCACTCGGGGACGTTCACCAGATCACCCCCGGCAGCAGTCCGGCGCGCGTGAGGGCGCGGTGCGCGCGGGGCGCGAGGTCGACGTCGCCCGCCGCGGCGGGGACGTCCTTACGGCCGGACAGGGACACGGGGCCGATAGAGACGCTGTCCCACCGGCCAGCCGCGCCCGTTCCGTCGTCGCCGGTCGCGGCCCAATACTCGATCTGATCGCCCACGGCCTCGGCGAGGGCGGTCACGACCTTCGGATCGGTAGGCATGCCCGCGCTGTCGGTGCGGTAGACGGCCGTCAACAGGGCATCGTCGATGTCCTCGGACGCCCGCGCGAGCAGCCGGTCGGCGTCCGCCGGGGGCTGGCCGGTCCACACCTGCTCGGGGGTGGCGTAGACACGGCCCACCGGTCACCCCTTGGAACGGGGACGGCCCGCGGGCTTGGTCGCCTGCGGGCCGTCGGCGCTGGTCGTGCCGGGATCGCCAGGCGGTTCGCCGTCGGCCGACTTATCGTCCACCGGGGTCACGGTGTAGCCGTGGCGCCGGAAGTAGGCGACCGCGCCCTCGCTGTCGGTGGTGGCCTCGCCGTCGACGAACCACACCCCCGCAACGCATCCGTTGAACTCCGCTACGGGAGTCGTCACTTCGTACATGGGTCACCTGACCTTGATGTTGCGGAACACGGACGCCGACTTGGTCGCCTTGAGGACGACGCCGACCGGCCCCATCTCGACCTCGCCGGTCTTCACCGCGCCGGCGCTGGAGAAGTCGGGGAGCCACGTGTTCACGATCTGGCCGCCCACGGTGGCCACGGCGTGGAACCCGTCGAGGCCGATCCGCACCGCGTAGAGGTCGGTGAGGCCGGTCGCGGCGGTGCCGCCCACGGTGCGGTTCTCGATGGGGATGATCGGCGCGGAAGTGCCGGGCTTCTCCCCGGGGTCGACGAACGTGATCCCGCCGTAGCTCTCGCGCACGATCGGGCGGCCGTTGGCGCCGATCAGGCCGTCGACCGGGTCACGGGTGTACTGCCCGGCGCGGCGGGCCAGGGCGCGCACACGCGCAAGGGCGGTGCTGTTGCCGATCACCAGCGACGGGGCGCCGTCGAGCTGGGACAGCCACTCGTCGAGGACGTCGAGGGCCTTCTGTTCGGCGCGCGGGTCGGTGTCGAAGTCGGTCCAGTCGGTCACCTGCGCGAGGCGGAACTCGGTCGAGCTGCCGGACAGGGCCTTGTCGAGGCCGTCGAAGGAATCCTCGTCCTCCGCGCTGTCGCCGTTGATCACGGCGTCCTGGAACTTGGTCCGGGTCGCCTTGATCTTCTGCTGCATGTTGAGCGTGACGGCGTTGGACGCTGCCGGACCGATACGGGAGATGACGCGGTCGACCTGGAAGCTACCGCCGAGGACGGCGAGATCGACGCTGAACCGCTGCGTCTTGACCTCGCTCGGCGCGTACTCGGTGTTGATCTTGCGGAAGTCCGCTGTGGGCTGGGTGATCAGCCGACGGTACGAGTAGCTGAGGGTGTCGCCCCCGCCGGCGGGGTTGACGACGTCGTTGAAGACGAGCGAGTCGAGCAGAACGGATTCCTTGCGGAACTCGTCGATGACCTGAACGTCGACGTCGTCGGTCGCGTTCTGCTTGGCCTCGTCGAGGGTCACGGGCATGGGGGTTGCTCCTGTCTGGGGTTAGCTGCTGAAGCGGGCGGCGATGGCGTCGGCGAGGGTGGCCGGGCGCTTGTCGCCGGTCGGCGGCCCGTTGAACTCGGCGCCGCCGCGGGCCGGTCCGGTCGCCGGGGTGCCGAGTCGGGGGTTCGCGGTGACGGCGGCGGTGATGGCGGCGGTCAGTGCGGCGGTGTCGTTCGGATCGATCGCCTCGACCGTGGCGCGGAAAGAAACGGAGTCGAGCAGGGCGAGCGGGTCGGCGCCCGCGGCGGGCGCGGTCTGGAGAACGGCGCTCTGTACGGCGGCGGTGCGGGCTACGGTCTGGCTGTCCGTGATGGCGCGCTGCGCCCACTGCGGCAGACGGCTGATGTCGCCCTCGACCGGCGGCGCGACCTGGGCGGCCGGCGGGACCGGTGCCGGCTGCGGGGGCTGCGGCTGCTCGGCGGGGACCGGCGCGGGCGCGGCCGGCGCGGGCGGGGTGACGGGTGCCGGCTGCGGTGTCGGCGCGGGGGCGGGCGGCTGCTGCGGTACGGCGGCGGGAGTTGGCGGCGCGGTCGGGGAGGGCGCGGGTGCGCCGGTCGGCTGTCCGCTCGGCTGGGTGCTGGGGTCGCCCTGCGGCTGTCCGCTCGGCGTGGTCGAGGACGGGGCCGGAGTGGTCATGGGTGCCTCCTGATGCGATCGGGCCCGCTCCTGCGGGAGTTTGCGGGCAGGCGTGAAGAACCGCCCGTTGACGACGGTCGGTTGGGGTTCTATATAGATGAGTAGGTGCCTAGCGACGCAGCCCCGGCTTTTCTGAACACTTCGGCGCTGAGGGCCACCACTCCGGGAAAAAAAACGCCATTGACCGGAGTGGACATGACAATTGCATTCGCCGCTAGGTGGTCGCTGATCGCCGCACGAATGCTTCCCCTGCTGGTGATTGTGGGGCTCTCGGCCCCGGCGTGGATCTCTTGGCCGTTTCTCTCCGCCGCACGTCAACAGGTCGTGCTTGAAATGGTGAGGACGCTGGCCGAGTGGTCTACCGCTTCAACACAGGAGCATGGGGAAGCGGACATGCGCAGAGAGAAAAAGTAGTGACGGGCAGTAGCGGGATTCCTCTCGCTGCTGCCCGTTTCACTGCTCAGCCGTGCGCCGGGCGCCGGCGTAGCCCTTGATCCATGCCGTACGGAGTAGGGAGTCACCGGGGTACGGGCACGTCCGCGCGTCGTCGCCGTTGCGTCCGGCCTCGGCTCCCTGCTGTACGGCCTTGACGATGTTTTCGCGCGTTCCCATGGCGGGCCCCCTTACCGCTTGTTCTGCTGGTCGCTTTCGTTCTTGCGTGCGCCGGACGCCCAGCGCTGTTCGCGGCCGGTCACTTGCTCGATGAACTCGGCCTGAGTCAGACGTCCGTGCTCGGCCCACCACTCTTTCAGTTCGTCGCTCGCCCGCGCGTACGCGATTCGAGCCGGACCGGTGAACAGTTCAGCCGGATTGACCCCGGCGGCCTGGGCCTTCTTGTTGAGAAGGTAGCCGTTGGTCGCGTCCTCGGCGGCGAGTAGCTGCCGGTATGCGTACTCCTCGTACAGGGCGCGGGCCTCGGCGCGGGTGACCCGGCGGGCGGTCTCCTCGCTCACGCCCTTGGCCGCGTCCGACACGACGGCGGCGGCCAACTCCTCGGCGAACGTGGTGTCGTCAGCGAGGGCACCCCACGTCTCCGGGTCCGGGGCGGGGTCCATCGCTTCGGCGAGGGCGTCGCGGTCGGCGAGCAGGTCGTCGACGGCGTTGCCGGTCGCGGCGGGCGGCGGCAGCTCGACGGCGTCGCGGCGGTCCATCTCGGCGGCGATGCGGAGCAGTTCGTCGTTGGTGGCGTACTGCATGCACCAGGCGAGGGCGTCGTCGCCCACGTCCGCGAGATCCCCGGCGAGCTGTCCACTGGGGAAGTACGTGGCGAGCAGGTCGCGGCGGCGGGCCTCGGCGTCTAGGGCGGCGCGCTCGTCGGGGCCGGCGGTGCGGGCGCGGGCGGCGAGGTCGTGGTCGGACAGGCCGACCAAGTCGCGCCGCACACCCGGCAGCCGGCTCGCGACGTCGCGGCGGTCCATCTCCGCGATGACGCGCAGCGCGTCGCCGTCGTCGAGGTGGGGGAACGCGCGGGCGAGGTCGTTGTCGCCGAACGCGAGCAGGTCGTCGGCGAGGGTGCCGCCGGGGCGAACGCGGTCGAGCAGGTCGTCGAGGTCGCGGCGGTCGGCCTCGGCCTCGATCCGCGCGCGGGCGCGGTCGTCGAGCAGACGGGACCCCTCGGCGGCGGCGAGTTGGTCGTCGTGCATCTCCCGTAGCGAGCGGTCATCCCCCGACCACACGCGTGCGGCGTCGAGTTGGGCCGGCGTCGCCTCGGTGCGCGGGGCGGGGAGGTTGGACGCGCCCGGCTGCTCGCGGTGCCGCAGCCGGCGTAGGTCGGGGTGGGCGGCGAGGTGGTCGCGCATGGCGCCCTGCCACTGCCGCACCTTCGCGCGGGCGGCGCGCTGCGCCTCGGGGGTGACGGCGGCGGCCTCGCGGTTCTTCCATCGCCGGATGTTCCGCTCGATCTTCCGCTGTCGCTGCCCTGCCTCGTAGCTGGCGGGGTCGCTGGCCGCGTTCTCCACGGGCGTGATGCCGGGGGTGTACGCGGACACGCTGTGACGGCAGTTCGGGTGCTGGAGACCGGCGCGGCGCGCTTCGTCGAGCGAACCGGCGACGCTCACCCGGACCGTGCGGCCGTCCTCGGTCGCGTGCTCGGCCTCGACCGTGCGCTCGCCGTCCGGCCCGCCCACGGTCAACACCTGGCGTTCCCACGGGCGGCAGAGCGGGCACTCGCGCGGGGAGTCGGACACGATCACCAGGTCGACGCCGGCCTCGCCGAGCGTGCGCATGTGCGCCTCGGTCGCGGCGCGGCCGACGGACGTCCGTACGGCCATCTCCGCGTACGAGGTGAGCTGCCAACGGCGCCCGGCTCGGTCGGTGAACGACGCGATGCCGCGGTCGGCGAACCGGCGCATGGCGTCCTGCGTCGCCTGCCGGCGGGTGCCGGTGCCGAGCAGGGGCGTTGCGGTGACCTCGGCGACGACCGTCCGGTACTGGTCGTCGACCGCCCGGAGAATCGAACGGTGCGTCGCCGTGAGCCGGTCGACGGTTTCCTGCGCGAGGCGGTCGACGGCTTGCGCGTTCGGGGCGACCTCGTCGACCAGGCGGCGGGAGTCGTCGGACAGGGCGCCGAGTTCGGCGACCGCGGCGCGGTGCCCGGTGTTGTACGCCTCGGCGACTGCGTCGAACACGTCGAGGGACATCGCCTTGCCGAGTTCGTCGACAACACCCTGTGCCGCGCGGCGCACGGCCTGTACGGCGGCGAGCTTGCGCTCGACCCAACCCGGGGCGTCGAGGCCGTCGGCGAGCTGCCGGGCGATGATGCCCAACAGCCGTTCCTCGGCCTGTTCGTAGTGGTCGCGGGTGCCTGCGGCAAGAATTTCGACCATGCCGGGGTGGATAGCCACAGCTCCCCCCGATCTTCACCCGTCACAAATCTGTAACGGGGTAGCGGCTCGCTGGCCAGGGGGGTGGGCGCGTCGAGGCGGTCGCCAAAGGCTAGCCGTTACTCCGAACAGGGGATTGCGCCAGTGGCTGAAACGTCTTTCTCCCACAGCGAACGCCTGATGTGCTCGAAGCGCGCCGTCAACTCAAATATCGAATCTCGGGGAATTTCGTCGGAAGAGGCACGGAAAGGTTAAGGGGCCCGCCTGAACGTGATCGATTCTGATTCGAAAATGTCGAATTCAGAATATGAAAATAGTCAATATGGCGAACCGGTTGCTGATAGTTAAACTATGGCCAATGGGTCTTCTTCTGGGTGTAGCGAAGTTGTGCGACCCCCCGCTCGAGAGGTCACGCCAGACGCATATGATGGGACTCGACTACAGCGGATGACTCCTCATTGGTCTTCATCGGCACTGCCGATGAGGTCCCTGTTTTAAGGGGAATCCGGAGCTATCTGCTGGAGGTCCGAAGATGTGGCGTGGACAACGCGGTATGCGGTTGCCGAAGCGGTGGTTCGAGCACTGGTGCAAGTACTGGCTTAAGTGTTGGGAGCTGCGGAGGCACTGGCTTCCCACAGTTCTCCGACTCATCATCGAGTGGTTGTTGCACCAGGTTTAGCGCGAACGCGTGAATTGGGACGGCTGTACAGTCCGAGGCTCACCAGAGAGTCCGGCTGAGAGTTAGACAGCCGGACTCCCTGGCTGCACACCGGCGCTAGGGCTCGACTTCCGGCTGTCATCCGGTTGTCGGGTCCTTCGTCGCTTCCGGACTAAGTCCGGCCGGTGTTTCACGTGAAACAGTACCTCCGTGATGTGCTCAACGTCCAAACTTCCCTACAGCTGACTGGATTAATTGTCGGATCTACAGACAGTACGTCGTCAGATAGGGAAAGATGCGACGGGGTCCGGCGCGGCGGCGCCGGTCTCGGCGAGGATCGCCCGCACTTCGGCTTGTACGGCGGCGTCGTCCCATGTCGGATTGAGGATCTTCACCTTCGTCGCCGTGCTGATTGCCCCCGCGCGGTTGAGCAGGTCGAGCGTGGCCGCTGTCTGCTCGGCCGACTCCGCGACGCCATCGCCGAACTCCACGCGCGGCCGGTCGGGCGTGATGCTGCTGCCGAACAGCTTCGCGTCGAGCAGCAGCAGAACGTGACACATGTCGGCGACGGCGTGCCGCCAATAGCCGGCCTTCTTGCGGCGGGTGACCATGCTCCGGGCGTCGCGGGCGTCGACCTCGGTCGCGGTGACCGGCGCTCCGTCGCCGTCGAGGCCGAACGACTGCGGGCTGTAGCCGGCCGACTGGGCGGCCTCCCGTGTGATCGCCTCGGTGGTGCTGCGGTGCTCCTCGACCCTGATGTCGAACTGATTCAGGGTGATGCCGGCACCCTCGTTCGGCGGCATCCGGAGGGAGTGCCAGACCTCGCGGTCGTCGTCGAACGACGCGCCCTTGCCCGCGCCCTCATTGCGCATGTACCCGTCGGGGACGATCAGGCGGGCGCGGGCGAGGCGGATGTCGCGCATCCACGATGTCCACGTTTCGTCGAGGCTGTCGAACAGGTCGTAGATCGGTGCCGCGTAGTCCGAGCGTCCGATCGGTGAGCCGCGGTGCAGCCGGTTGGGCAGCACGTTGGGGACGTATGCGGCGGTGAGTTGCTGAATGCCGGTCGTGATTGTGTCGCCGTCGGCGTCGAGGCTGTCGACCAGGTCGGCCGTGTCGGGGTGCTCGGTGAGCGGCACCGTGCGGCCGACGTACTCGGCGGTGCCCTCGTACAGCGCGTGCACGATGCGGCCGGGCTCGTGCCGTTCGAAGTGCCGCCACACGGTCGAGGTGGTCGAACCGCCCAGCTCGCGCCAGAAGTTGACGGCGCGCAGCAGGCCGAAGCGCCATTCGGGGATCGCGCCGTCGGGCTGCATGACGGTGAGCAGGGGGCGCGGTACTAGGTCGCGGTCCCACGTCACCCGCAGGAACACCCCACTGAGGGCAGCGGCCTGCTCGGCGGCGCCGAGGAACACCTGTTGGGCGCGGCCCTCGTCGAGCAGTTGGTCGAGGCGGGCCTGTGTCGGGGTGTCCTCGACGGCGATCGTCGGCATGTCGGAGAAGAGCAGGGCGGCCGAGGTCGCGGCGATGTCGCCGGCGAGGGGGACGTGTAGGCGGTGGTCGCGCCGGTCGAGGCGGTGCTCGAACGACCGGCGCCCCCACAGCCGACGGCGCTCGGTGTGCCGCGGGTGGTTGGTGTAGACGCGGGCGAGGCGCTTCCGGTCGCCGCTGTACCACGCGTCGTCGACGCGCATCGCCTCGTAGTGCGCGGCCCACGCTGGCGGCGGCCACGCTGCGCCGTTATCAGGGAGCGCCATCGTCGCCCCCTTCCTGCTCGGCGTTCTCGAACGCCTCGGCGGCGCGGTGGAACAGGGCGGCGAGGGCGGGGCGTACCTCTTCGCCGGGGGCGAGGGACAGTTCCCCTACCTCGACGGTGTGCTCGCCGACGGTGAGGGTTACGGGCAGGGTGAGCGTGGGCTCGGCCATGGCGGGGCCTCCTTCATGCGGCGAGGGTGAGCAGGTGCCGCCACTCGTGGGCGGTGGAGTGCACGGCGTAGCGCAGTGCGTCGCACGAGTGGTCGGCGAGCTTGACGGGCTTGTCCTCGCCCTTGTCGGCGGCGGCCGTGTCCCATACGTAGCCGGGCAGTTCGTCGAGCAGTCCCTCGCACGACCGGTGTATCCGCAGCAGACCGGCGCCGAGCAGGCTCGCCACGGACCGGATGCCGTCGACGACCTCGTTCGAGGCGCGGGCAACGCCCTCGTAGGAGTCGGCCCACAACTGCGTGATGAACGATGCCGCGCTCGGGTCGACGAACGTCCACTCGGCCGCGATGCCGAGGTCGGCAACCCACATGCGCAGTGCGGCGGAGTACTGGGCGTCGGTCATCTGCCGGTGCGCGGTGCGGGAGTCGTGGCGCCACTCGGCGCACGCGTACAGCCGGCCGTCGACGCCCTCGCCGAGCAGGATCGCCGAGGTGGCGTTCACGGTGCCGTAGTCGATGCCGATCCAGTACCGGCGCATCGCGGGCAGGGTGTCGACGACGTGCTCGGACTCGTCGAACATGTCGTAGATCGCGCCCTCGGCCTGAATCCATAGGCCGAGGACGTTCCGCTTGTAGAACAGACCGGTGTGCGTGGACTTGATCCGGGCTTTGTACTCGGCGTCGAGCCCCGGGTTGTCGTCCAACTGGAAGTGCCACGACTTGAGTCGGGCCTCTTCCGGCCTGAGCAGGTAGTCGCGGCGTAGCCAGTGATTCGGGTTGTCGGGGTTCGTGGTCGCGAAGATCTTCGACCCGGGCACGCTGCACCGGGCGGTGAGCTGGTCAAAGAAGCTCTTGGGCAGGGTCGTTGCCTCGTCGACGTAGGCGCCGGAGCAGGTGAGGCCGCGTACCTTCGGCTCGGCCTGGGCGTCGTTGGCGCCGAGGGCGTGCACGGTGCGGCCGAGGACGCTCGCTGTCGGGGCGCCGGCGGTGTACTGGACGTCTTGGGCGACCTCGCCGAAGACGTCCGGGTTCATCAGAGGGCCGAACACGTTCCGGGCGAGGCTGTCGCGGGTGCGCCCGATCATGACCAACTCGCCGCCGGTCGGCGGGTCGGCGACGTACCCCAACCACCGGAGCAGGCTCGCGATCGTCTTTCCGCTCCGAACGCTGCCTTCCCAGAGGTTGAGGAACGCGGCGGCCTCGACGATCGAATCGACCTGCTTCGGCGACAGACCGAGGTCACTGTTCATCGTCGCCGTCCGGTGAACTGCCGTGCCGCTCGGCGTAGTTGCGGGCGAGTCCTTCCATGAGGCGCCCGATCACGGAGCGGGAGCGCTCGTCGGCCTCGTCGCGCGGCGGGGTGAGCTTGAGGGAGCGGTCAAGGGCGGCGCCGGCGGTGGCCATCATGGTGCGCCGGTCGGCGGGGGTCGGCTCGTCCTGCCACTTCTGGGCGTAGGTGTGGTCCTTCCCGCCCCACTCGAAGTAGAGGTGCGGCTCGGTCATCCGGCCGATTTCGCGTTCGGCGACGTCGTGCAGGGTGAGCGCGAGTTCGGCGCGGCGCGCGGCGAGGTCGGCACGGCGTACGCGGGTGGCGGTCTCGACCTCGGCGGCGCGGTCGAACGTGAGCGGTGGGTCGCACGCTGCGGCGATCTTCGACACGGTCGAGGGCGAGCGGTTGATCGTTCGGGCGATCTCATTGCGGCTCTTGCCCTCGGTGTGCAGTCGGCGGACCGCGGTGCGGTCGGCGTTGCCGATGCGGGCGGCGGCCATTGGCGGTCACCTCCCTGACGCGTGAGAGCGAGCTGTTTGACGTACGCCATCCGGACAGCTCTCGGCCCCTAACGAGCGTGTAGCGACCCTCTGGGGGTGGGTAATAAATTATTTGACTTATTTGTCGTTTTTATTGCCAAATCTCCTCCCCTCAGGGTCCTGAAAAAGCAGGAATGTCATGTCAAGAAACGCTGGGGTGTGAGGGCTGGCCTGGGCACACTCGATGTAGGCAAGGGGTGGCCGCTCTTGTTGACCAACGCGACGACAATCCGTGCAACAAGGGAGATTTCATGAGCCGTAAAACGGGGCAAAGTCAGGCAAGCGCCCTCCGTCGAGTCGACAAGGGCCCGTCTCGCGTGCATCCGCTTGCAGATCACATTCCCGCTGTGCTGATCACTGTCATCGTCATCGTGCTGTCGGTTCGGCCGACAGCTGACCAGCAGACAGCGGCGCTCGTTGGTACGGGGATCGCCGCTTTGGCGGCAGCGGTAGGACGGCGGCGACTTGCCCGCAATGAGTGACCCGATACGGAACGCCCCGCCATTTTTCGCAGATGGCGGGGCGTTCCGCGTTTGTCCCGGACTGCTACGCGGTCTTACAGAAAGTCGTCAACGCGGTGTTGATCTGCTTTGCCTCGGCATCGCTCACCTCGTGCGAGCTGGTGCCGAATCGCTGTTGCGCGGACCAATCGACCTTGGCTGACTTGCCGTTGATGGCGGAGCACTGGTTGCGGCTGTTGTCGACGGCCTTGTCTTCGTCCGCGACCAGAGTGGGACTGACCTCGCGCAGTGCGGCAAGCAGGGCGGTGCGCGCCTGCCCGGTCGGCTTCGCCGGAATGCCGGCGTTGTGCATCGCGTCGGCGGCGTCGCTGGCGCTCACGGACTCGATGACGGCCGAAGGCGTCGACTTCTTCGACGCGTCGTCGCTGCCGCTGCACGCGGTGAGCGATGCGAGGGCGGCGACGGTGGCGAGGGCTAAGGCAATGGCGCGGTGCTTCACGGGTTGTCCCCCCACGGGTTGGTAAGCGATACGTAAGAGGGACGTGTGCCGGGTGGGGATGGTTGCAGGGCGCATACGAACGCCCCGCCGCTGGGGGGAGCGGCGGGGCGTTCGAGGTGGGGCGTCCGTGTGCGGGCACGCCGAAGACGCGGCCAACAATAGGTCACGGAAAGGTAACGGCGCAACTCTTCGGGCCCAGCGGCGTTCACCCGGTTGGACGGTGGCACGACTGCCACTGCGTGATCTCGCGAAATGGATGCGCATGAGTACTTCCGTAACGCTGCCGAAGGTTGTCGTCGTCGTTGAACGCGTGGCCGTCGGCACGCACCGATTCCTTGATCAGGTCATTCCCCTGGTCGAGAAGGTCGAGACAGCTATCTGTGCTGCGCGTGGGCTCCGCGACACGGTGAAGGCGAAGTGACACGCGCGCGCGTGGCCGGGCTCGCGACCAGTCGGCGCGGCTGCTGACGACGGCGCCCCGTCTGCCGACGGTTCGGCGGACGGGCGCGCTGCTGCTGCTCGCATGTCGGCTATGGGCGGACGGGCGGTCGGCCGGTCTGCTGACGGTACAGCTGCCGTGTTGGCTGCTGCTGACGGACGTCATCAGTGCTGGTCGGCCTGCTGCTGGGCGTCCACACGGGGCCCTCGTGCGTGACCCACGGGAGGGACGGCGGGCCGACGACGGGCGGCTTCTCGACGAACTTGTATGCGGCGAGCGTCGGCGCGGTGCCGACGGGAACGATCCGGTGGTGCCATGCGGTCCGATAGAGGTTGGCCACGATGCCGACGGCCGCCCGCATGGCTGTCGTCAGGTCCTCGCCGGTCTCCATGACCACGGCGAGGTCTCGCGCGAACTGCTCGTCGAGTCGAACGCTGGGCCGGGTTCCCGCGACGGGGAGCGCGCGGCGCTGGGTACGCTGCTGGGTAGCCATAAGGGGTTGGGTCGCTTTCCTTCTCTGTGTGGTGAGGGCCCGCCCATACGGTTTGTGAGGAACCGGGCGGGCCCGCCTTGTCGGTGGGCCTACTGCTGGTCGTCGCTACGTGTGCTGATCTTCTACTCGCCGACCGGGAACTCGGGCTCGGGCAGAGTGGCCGGTTCGCGCTCGTGGACATACAGGGCGTCGTTCTCGTCCCCCTCGGGGCCTTCCCAGACCAGCGCGCGGGCGCGGTGCTGGGCGACTTCCTCGTCTTCCGCGTCGGCCTCGGCGAGCACTTCCTCGGCGAGGTTCACCTCGGCGTTCGGCGGTCCGGCAAGGTGGCCGCTCTCGTATGTCTGCCACCCCTCGCCCTCCGGGCCATCGAACAGTTCAAAGCGGTAGTTGTAGAGCGTCAGCCCTCCGGGCACGTGGGCGCGTCGGGCCTCGTATGTCTCCTGATCGGCCCGTCCCGCAGCCTCGGCGAGGAACCTCTCGACCGCGGCTGCGTCCTCGTCGGGCGTTTTGCGCAGGACGGCGTACACGTGCGAATCGGTGACCTTGAGCAGGCGCGCGATGTCAGCTGGCTTCATGCCCTGAGCCTTGGCTCGCCGGATCAGGCCCGGGGTCACCTCGACGGCCTTCTCACCGGCCTTGCGGGTGTCGTCGAGCTGCGCGAGGGCGAACGCCGTCGGGTGCAGTTCGACCGGGAAATCGGCCTCGATCATGGCGGCCCGCGCGGTGAGCGTCTCGGCGCGTCGCCCTCGGCGGAGCGTGCGCACGATCTCGAACGACGACATGGGGCGGCCGTCAGTGACGACCGTTCCGGAGTCGACGGCGGCCGTCACCAGGCTGAGAGCGAGGGCGGCGAGCTGCGGGCGGCTGTCGAGCAGCGCGTCGAGGGCGGCACGGGCCTGCTCCGGGTCGGGCGCCGGCGGCATCTCGTACCCACGGGCGCCGAGGGCGTGCAGTACGGCGGCCCGCTGTTCCTCGGACGTCTTGGGCGGCTGCTTCCTGGTGCTCATACCGGGTGCTCCTGTCGGCGTGGTCGAGCCCGCCCTCGGGCGAGGGCGGGTGGGGCGGTCAGGCGGCGAACAGCGCGACCTGTTCGGGCGCGTGCGGTACGCCGTCGAGGGCAAGCTGTTGGGGGCGGCGCGGTCGCCACGGCGAGGGGATCACGAGCATGCCCGAGGGTGCGGCGACCTCGACCTCGCTCCGCCCTTGGACGGCGACGGCCTCGGCCTCGGCGCGTACGCACCGCTTGCACAGGCGCCACCCGCGCACGGCGGCGAAGACGCCGTTGCGTCCGCCCGCGGGGCGTCCGCAGTACAGGTCTCGCGTTCCGGGGCGGCGGTAGTGCCCGGTGATCTTCAGGGCGGCGCCGCGCACGGCGTGGGTCTCGGGATGCATCGGCGAGTTCCTCGGCTACGGGTGTCCGCAACCTGCGGGGCAGGTCACCAGGTTCGGGCAGTTGCAGGAGGGGGCGAACTCGTTCTCGGAACAGCCGCAGTTCTCGCACCGCTCCTCGCTGTTCTCAGGGTGGTCGACCTTGAGTACGGCGCGGCGGGTCTGCTGGGGCTTCGGCATGGCTGGTACTCCTCGCGTCGGGGCGGGCCCGCCCTCGGAGGGGCGGGCCCTGGGGCGCTCAGGCGGGAACGATCAGGACAAGGTCAGTCGCGGGCCACGGGTCGCAGACGTCCCACGGGTTGTCGTCGCCGAGGTTCACGACGGCTTCCGTGCAGTCCGCGAGGTTGGCGCACGACCCACACCCGCACGTGCGGTCGTAGGGCATCGGGTGCGCCTGGTACTGGTCGTTCATGTAGTCCGAGCGGGGCAGGCGGCCGAGGTTCCCGTAGGCGGTGAGCTGCTCCCGAAGGGCGTCGCCGTGGTGGTGGTCGGGGAACGACGCGAGGATCGTGTCTCCCTCGGCGACCTCGGCGGCGCGCACGATGCGGGCGGCAGCGGGGTCGAGCAGTAGCGGGGCGTGGTCCTCGTCGGCGGGGATGTCCGTCACGACCACAGGGAAGAACTCAAGGCACGTGGAACGGCCCTGCTCGTCGGCCTCGGTGAGCTTCGGCTCGGTGGCCTCGCGGTGGTGGGTACCGTCGCACTCCTCGCCGCGCTCGTCGCAGTCGCACGGGCACCCGCAGTCGGTCACGGGGCGCATGAAGAACACGAACGCATCGACGACGTGCTCGCCGACCAGCTCGGCGACGGTCTCGCACTTGGCGAGGCGGGCGTACAGCTCGTCGAACGGGGTGTCGTCCTCGACGTCCTCGGCAACACCAGAGATGTCCCCTTCGAGCCAAGCGAAGATCTCGGCGACGTCCTCGCCGATGCACTCGACCCGGTACTCGGAGTCGAGGCCGATCTCGTGAAAGCCCACGTGGTAGCGCGTCCGGTTGGTGTTCATCAGGGGGTCGCTCCCTCTGGTCGGTGGTGGTGGCGGGTGAGGACCGCCGTTGGCGTGACCACTGTAGGCACTTCTGAAGTCGCTACACAAGTCACTTCAGAAGTCAGTTCAGAAAGTTGGTGGGCGGCCAACTTCCGGGCTTACCTGGGGAGTTGGCCGGTCCCTCGTCCCCGGCTACGCGGCCGGTCGCTGCCGGTCGGCGGTGAGGGCGGCCCACAGGGCGACCAGGTCGGCCCCCCGCCATTCGCCCCGGCGGCGGCCGTCCTCGACGGGCGCGGTGCACGCTGCGCCGGTCGAACAGGTGACGACCGGCTCGCCGCCCGCACGGGTGCGGCCGGTGAGGCGCCCGCCGCAGCATGGGCACGGCTCGCCGAGGGCGGTCGACCGGCCGTCGCGGCCGAGGGCGCGTTCGACGGCGCGGCGAGCGCCGGCGGCCGTCGCGGTGAGGTGGTCGAGCAGCAGGGCGGGGACCGGCGCGAACAGGTCGCCGTACTCCTCGCCGAGGGCCCGTCCTTCCAGCCACACGGCGGCCCAGTGCAGCCCGTACGCCCGCGAACCGGCCGAGTCGGGCGTCTGGTAGTGCCATCGTGAGGGGTCGGCGGCGTCGGCCTGGTCGGTGAGGAACCGGCCGCTCGCGTCGCGCGCGGGTCGTATGGGGCGCTGTACCTGCTCGGCGACGGCGTCGGCGAGGTCGAACAGCTCGCGCTCGACCTCGGTCGCGGCGTCGAGGGCGTCGAGGTTGAGCGGGGCCGGGTGCTCGCGCAGCAGCAGGGGGAGCCGGCCGACGACCGGCTCGGCCGGCTGCTCGCCGTCCTCGGTGCGGTCGGCGGCGGCGAGCTGGTCGAGGAACCCGCCGCGGGTCTCGCGCGGCGGCCACTCTGCGGCCGGTCGGCGTCCGACGGCTGCGAGCAGGTCGCCCCACTGCTCGCGTACGGCGGCAAGGTCGACGGCGGCGCGGCGGGCGACCGGCGGCGCGGCATGGTCGAGAGGGGGTGTCATGGTGGCTGCTCCTGGGCTCACTGCTGGTCGAGGGCGTCACGGACGGCGTCGTACACGTCGTACTGGCCGTTCGTGTACGCGAGGTCGTTGGGCAGTCCGAGGTGCGGGCGTGGCCGGGCGGGCAGCAGGGCCCGTACGGCGGCGACCTGCTGACCGGCGCGGCCGTCGGCACGGGCGTCCCCCTGCCAGAGGGTGACCGTGCGCGAGCGGCGGGCGAGGTTGGCGCGGTGCGCCTGGTCCTGCTCGGCGAGCTGTTCCTCGGCGTCGGCGGCGCGCTGCTCGGTCTCGCGTATCGCGTCCTCGGCGGCGAGGGTGCGGCGCTGCTCGCGCCGTACGGCGGCCTGCTGTCCGCCGGCCTCGGCGCGGAAGCGGTCGGACGCGTCGACCTCGGCCTCGACGTGCGCGCGCAACAGGCTGGCCTCGGCGCCGGTGAGGGCGCCTCGCTGGGCGCGGGCGAGCAGGATGAACAGGGACTCGCGCCGGGCGTCGCGCTCGGCGTCGCGCCGGTCTCGGCGCGTTCGGATTCGGCGGCTCATCTGTCGTTCTCCTGGGTTCGTTCGGTGAGTACTCGGCAGGTGAGGCACCTGCGGGGACACCGGTCCTCGCCCTTGGCGAGGCGCAACAGGGCACGGTCGGCGCCGCGGGCTCGGCGGCCGGCGAGGGGGCCAGGGTGGCGCCGGCATGCCCACCGGCCGAGGGGCACGCCGGCCGTGAGGACGATCGCCACGGTGGTGAGGGCGGCGGCGGTGGTGCTCACCGCTGCGCCTGCTCGTCGAGGCTGTCGGCGTGGTGGTCGAGCCGTTTCCGGACGCTGTCCATGCCGGTGAGCAGGCCGCGCGAGCTGTGGTTCACGCCGAACCGCTCGCGGGCTTCGGTGGAGTGCTGCCGGGCGAGGGCGGAGAGTTCGCGGGTGTGGACGGCGAGCAGGACGTACGCGGTCGCGAGGGCGGCGGCCGGGCTGCGCTCCTCGGTGTCGAGCAGCAGATCGCGCAGCGAGGCGAGGACCGGCGACGGCTCCGCGGTGTTGAACGCGAGGCACTGCCGAACCTCGTCGAGGGCGCGCTCGCCGGGTGCGGGCATCGCCTCGGGCGGCGAGGCGGGCGCGTCGTGCAGCGGGCACGGCCGGCTGGTCGCGCGGGCGGTCGCGCACTGGCCGGCAGGGTCGTCGAGGCTCGCGGCGAGCTGGCGCAGGATGTCGGCGGCCACCGGCCGGGGGAGGTTGCACGCGACGTCGGCCGGTCCGCTGTTCGGCACGGTGACGATCAGGCGGTGAGTGTCGAGGGAGGCGACGGCGACGGCGTCGGGAATGCGGGTCATGGTGCGTTGCTCCTGTCTCGGGGGGAGGGGAACGACGCGGTATTCACGGTGTTGACGGTGAATACAGCGTTGTTCGCGCGCGCGGGCGGCTCCGCGTCCGGACGCGAGGCCGGTCACGCGGCCCGTTCGAGGGCGCGGGCGGGGCGGGGTCGGATGGGGTGGACCGTGGCGAGGCGGGGCGCGCGCTTGGCGGCGCGGGCGGCGCGGGCCTGGGCGTTCTTGCACGCCCGGCACTTGCGTGTGCCGTTCCTCGCCCGGATCGTGTTCGCCTGGTCGTAGCGGTGTCCGGCGGGGCACTGCGTCACGGCGGCGCGCATCGCGACGTGGTTCGCCGAGCGCAGGATGTTGACGCGGTGGGTGACGGCGTCGAGGTGGCCGGGGGCGACGCACGCGCGGCGGCGGCACCGGTGGTCGACCTCAAGACCGGCGGGTATCGGGCCGTTGGCCTGCTCGTAGGCGTAGCGGTGGGCCTTGACCGTGCGGCCGTCGGCCCAAAAGGTGCCGTAGCCCTTCTCGTTGGTGCTCCCGTCCCACAGACGGCAGGGGCCGGGGCAGTGCCGGCGGAGTGACCAGGGGCCGGCGGCGTTCACCTTGTCGGCGAACCGCTCGGCCGGGGTGGGCCGGTCCACGGACGTACCTCCTCGCGGGATGCAAGTCGTTCCCGATGTTCTTTCCATGGATGGAAACGTTCCTTCCATGGAAGGAACATAGTGCACGGGGGGCGGCCTCGGCCGTTCCGATTCCCGCCCCCCGGGCGGTAGTTATGCGGCTTGCCGGCCGTCGTCGGGTGGGGCGAGGGCGATCGTCCACCCCATGGCGAGCAGTTCCTCGACGACCTGCTCGGCCACGTCCTCGGCGGTGTCGAGGCCGTTCCCGCGGGCGTTCTCGACGCCCGCGCGCACGACGGCGAGGGCGGCGGCGGGGATCATCGCTGTGCCCCGGTGACGTGTCGTGCCTCGCGGCGTCCGCACTGCTCGCGGACGACCGGCGGGCGAGTCATGAGGCGGGCGAGGCCGGCGCGCTCGCGCTCGGACCGCTCGGCGGCGGTCCGGCGGGCGGCCTCGGTCTCGGCGGCGGCGCGCTGTTGCTCCTCGATGCGGCGGCGCTCCTCTGCGGCGGCGCGGCGGCGCCCGGCGAGCAGGGCGGGCCCGTCGACCTCGAACCAGGTCGCCCACTGGCCGTGTCCGGCGTGCTGCTCGACGATCACGTACGCGCCCTGCTCGGCCATCCCGCGCGCGATGCGGCGCACGGCCTTGCGGTCCTGGGTCGCCTTCACCCACGGCCGGTCGGGGCGCCGGTCCCAACTCCCGGTGATCCGGAACGACTTGCTGTTCTTCGTGCGGTCGCCGGCACTCGCGCGGCGGCGGTGCGGGGCGCGGTCGGGGTGCTTGCTGTTGCGGTTCATGCGGCCGGCTCCTGGGCGTAGTGGCGGGAGGTGGCGAGGTCGAGGCGCGAGGGGTGCGCCGAACTGCGCGGGTGGCGGCGGTAGTTGACGCACGGATCACCGGAGCGGGCGCGGCACTGCTCGTAGGGGCACACCACGTCGAGCGCGTCGGGCAGTCCCTCGACGGCGCGGCGTTCGCGCTCGGCGCGGCGGCGCCGGTACGGGGCGAGGGCGTCGGCGACGCTGCGCGGGACGTAGCCGCCGAGGGCGGCGAGGCGTTCGGCGGCGAACTCCTCGCGCTCCTCGCGGGTGCCGCCGGTCAGTTCCCGGTACGTCGCAGCGGTCACGGTGCCGGTCGCGACGGCGTGCCGGGTGCCGAGCAGTTCCGCGCGGTACGCCTCGGGGTTGTCGGGGTCGGCGGCGGGAACGGGGTCGTGGTGGCGGTCGACGACATCGCGGCGGAAGCTGTGCCACGGGCGCGAGACGTCGCTCGGTTTGATCGGGTACGGGCTGGTCGCGATGTGGTGGCGTACGACCTGCGCGGCGTCCCAGTGGCGGCCGTTGGGGTGCGGGGCGGCCGTGGCGACGTCGGCGAGCAGGTCGGCCCACTGGTCGAGGACTTCGGCGGCGGCGGCCTGGTCGTCGGGCGCGGTGCGCGGGTCGAGGCGCACGGCGTAGGCGAGCAGGGCGGCGACCTCTTCGCGGGTCATCTGGCGTGCTCCTGGGGCGAGTTGAGGGCGGCGGCGAACAGGTCGGCGGCGCGCTGTACGCGGCCGGGACGGGCGGCATCGAGGGGGATCACGTCGGCGCCGGGGGCGGTCGGGGCGCCGGCGGGAACGGGCGGAAGCGCACTCCAGCCGGGCAGGAAGTACCGGACCGAGCGCGGCCGGCTCCGGGCACGGCGCCACTGCTCGCGGGCGTGGTCGACCAGGGCGGCGGGCGCGGTGCGCTTCACGATCGCCTCAAGCCGGAACCACTCGGCCTCGGCGAGCGACCACTCGACAACGACGCCGGCGGCGGTGAGCGCGTCGCGCAACGGCCGAAGGTTCACCGGCACGGCGGGGGCCGGGCCGTAGCTAGCTGGCTGTACCTCCGAAGGAGGTACAGCAGGACGGGACGGGTCGGGTCGGGGGGACCGTGACGGGTCCGTACCGTCACGCTGTGACGCATCCCCCTGACCTGCTATTTCGTCCGGGAACTCGATCTGATTCGCGGGCGGTTCACGATTTCCGGGCGGCGGATCATCGTCGATTCGCTCGTCATTCGCCGACGGATCGGGCGGATTACGCTCCTGCGTCCGCTGCCCGGCGGCACGCTCGCGGGCCCGCTGCTGCCGCTCCGCAGACCTCGCCCGCTCGTCCTCGACCCGGGCGCGGGTCGGGTTGTAGATCAGGAAGTCGTGCATGTAGTAGTCGCCGGGGGCCGGCTGCTTGCATCTCGGGTGCGGGCACGTGTGGCCGTGCTCGTGCCACAGACCGGCCGCGACCAGCTTCCGGGCCTGCGGCGCGGTGCCGTACAACTGCGCGACGACGCCCGGAACCACGCCCTCGGTGAGGTGCTGCGCGGCGTAGGCACCGGCCTTGGCCCACAGACCGACGGCCGCGTTACCGGCCTTGAGCGTCTTGGGGTGCCCGTAAAAGGTGTCGTCGACTTTGAACCAGGTCACGGGGGCTGTGCTCCTCGGATGGGGCACCCGGGGCGAGGGGCTCGGCGGCCAGTCCTCGCCCCGGGGCGGTCATGCGGCGGCGGTGACGAACGGGCGGGTGCGGGCTGGCTGGTGCTCCTCGCACCGTGGCCCGCACGGGTAGGGCCGTACCTCGGAGTCGTGGCACGTCGGGTTGCCGTGCTCGCAACTCGGCTTGCTGGAAAGCCGGTTGCACTCCGCGCAGTACTGCCGGCCGTCGTCGCGGTGGCGGCCGTGTACGGCCTGGTCGTGCTTGCACTTGCGCGGCCGGTGCCGCATGCCCTTCACGCCGGCGAGGGCGGCACGCTCGCGCTCGCGGGTCTCCTGGTCGTCGACATGAGCGGGCGAGCAGCACGTCGCCACCTCGCACGACGGCGAGACGCTGCCGACCGGGGCCCGCCCGTGCCACAGGATGAACGCGGCCTGAAACGCGGTGAACGACGCGCCCTTGTGCTGGAACCGGCCCCCGCCCTTGGCGGGGGTGCCGGTCCACTCGCGGTGTCCGCCCTCGGTCTCGCGGGTGCGCTTGAGGAACGCGAGGGCGAGGTCGACGGAAACGCCCTGTACGGACGTGACGGCGCTCATGCGGCCAGTCCGAACCGTGCGGCGATCCCGGCGCGGTGCAACAGGAAGTGCAGCGCGTGCGCGGCCTGTTGCGGGACGACGCCGTTGCCCAACGCCTTGAGCTGGGCGGGGCGGGACAGGCCCGGCACACCCGTGATGTGGCCGAGGGGCAACCCCATCATCCACTCGACGAACGCCGGGGTCAGGCGGCCTCGATCGTCAGTTGGCCGGGGTGCCGGTCGCCCCGTGATCGCTTCCCACTGCGCAACGGCGTGACCGTAGGGGCCCCAATCGACGCTGCCGCGCTCGCCAGCGTCGGCGTCCCGTCCCCGTACTTCTGATTCGGGCTCCCCTTCGTGCCGTCGCTCGCCCTCGGCGTCGGTAGCAGGTGCTCGACCTCGTCGGCGAGCGTCGGGCCGTGCCCGCCCCCCTTCCTCTTCTCCGGGTGCTGCGACCCCCCGCTCATCCCGAGCGATGCCGTCGGGGTCTTCAGCAGCCGTACGACGGCCGGTAGGCCGTCGTCGTGCCCCCTGCCCCGGCTGTCCCTCGCGAGGGGCGTCGGAAGGTGCGCGATGCGGGCCCGCAACGTGTCGTTGCGGTTCCCGTCCGGCGTCCCCGGTCCGTTCCACTCGCTCGTGGTCGGGGTCGGCAGCAGGCCACGCGATGATGAAAACGCGCTCACGCTGGTGAGGCGCCCCGACATCGGATGCGCGCTGCACGTGCCATTCCGCAGAGAACCCGAGGTCGGCCAAGTCGCCGAGTACGGCGCCGATAGCTCGAAGAGTGTCGGCGTCTCCGCCGTCCTCATCCACAGGCGGGCTGTCGGGTCCCACACCGCGAACGGCCTTGGCCGAGAGAAGCCCGCGGACATTTTCGATCACCACCAACCGGGGTCGCAGTACGGATATGGCGCGGGCGACGTGGAACCACAGACCGGACCGGTTCCCCCTGATCACCCGCTCGGGCGGCGGGCCCGCCGGGTCGGCGAGGTCGCGGGCGTTGAGTTCGGCGACCGCGGCGGCGGCCTCCATGCCGGCCAGGCGCGCGGGCACGGCGCCGGACGGCGAGGCCGCTTCACACGTCGCGAGGTCGTGCTCGCCCCACCGGCAGTTCCCGCACAGCAGGACGCCCGCGGGTACGACGGTGTCGCCGATCACGCCCGCGCGCTTTCCCGCAAGGCTCACGTCCTGGCATGGAAAACCTGCGGTCAGGACGTCGACCGGCTCGACCTCCGACCAGTCAACGGCCGTGACATCGCCATGATTTGGGACGGTCGGCCAGTGGTGCGCGAGGATGCGCGCGGCGTACTGGTGCCTGTCGTCGGGGTCGTACTGGCAGTGCCACGCCACGGACGCGCCGAGCAGACCGGCGACGGCCATGTCGAGCCCGCCGTACCCGGAACACAGGGAACCGATCCGGGGGCCGTCCGGGATGGCGAGCTGTCCAGGCACCATCTCGACGGCGCGCTCGGCGAGCAGTTGCGCGGCGCGTTCAAGGGTCAGGGTCACGGGTGCGTCCTCCTGTCCGGTGCGAGGCGTATCCGGGCGGCGAACCGGGTGATGCGGCCGGCGAGGGTGATCGCGTCGTCGGGGCCGAGCAGCGGGTCGAGGCCGTCGGCGCTCGGCGCCTCGGCGAGCAGGGCCTCACGACTCGCGTCGGCCTGCGCGGCACGGATGTTGCGCTCGAACTCGGGCATGTCCTCGCTCACGACGGCGTGATCGAGGCGGACGACATGCGCGGCGTGCAGCGCGAGCAGGCGGCCGACGTCCTCGGGTCCCTCGGCGTAGGCGAGGGCGAGTTCGTCGAGGACGCGCGCCGTGCGGTGGGCGACCGGCAGACGGACGGCGAGGCCGTCGGCGGTGAGTTGAGGGATCATCGCAGCGGCTCCGGGGCGCCTTCGAAGCCGAGGGCGGCGGGCGCGGCGGGCTCGTCGAGGCGGAGGTCGCCCGTACGGGCGTCGTAGGCGAGGGCGCGCGACCAGTCGGCGCCGGGAAACATGCGGACGAGCAGGCCGCGGGCGGCGCGGTGCCCGGTGCGGTCGGCCTTGACCGGCAGTCCGAGGACGTCGTCGAGGACGACCCACGTCGCGGCGCGCTGCTCGCCGTCGCGGTCGGTCTGCACAGGCACGGTCCGCACGTGGACCGTGCCGGGTGCGATGGCGTCCAGCTGCCGGGCGATCACTTCCCTACGGGCGAGGCGTCTCCGCGCGCGGTGGGCTCCCAGTACGGCGAGGGCGGCGCGGGGCGCGCGGTGGATAGGCTTGGAGGTGTTCACGGTCGGTACCTCTCGGGGTTCGGTCGGGAGGGCCGTCCGGGTCGCATCCGGGCGGCCCTCCGTGTTCTCAGGCGGCGGCGCGGTGCTCGACGGCGGGCGCCTGCTGGCGCTGCTGGCGTTCGAGACGGCGCAAGACGAGTTCGGCCTCGGGGGCGAGGCGGCCGGCGGCGCGGTCGCGGTCGCGGCGCCTACGGGCGGCGTCGAGGACCCGGCGAGCGCTGGCGATGGCCTGCTCGCGGGGGATCACGTCGCCGGTCAAGCGGCGTCCCGCGTGATCAACTGCCCGGCGGAAACGCCATAGTGCGTTTCAACTGCCGCCGCTACGTTGGCACTTGGGGCGGAGCGTCCGTTCCGCAAGCGCCGTGCGGTGGTCCGGGCAACCTTCAATCGTCGTGCTGTGTCTGACGGAATGCGGGCCCCCGTTTGTCGAGCGGCGGCGATCAAGGCGGCGCGGTCACACATGAGCACCTTCCTTCCACGGAAGGATTGTTTCCTTCCGTGGAAGGAACGTTAACATGCTGGTGTGACCAGACGAGTCGAACGTCTGTGCGGAAGGTGCTTGCCGAATGACATTGACACTAGGCATATGCCCGACAACAATCAGTCACCTGTTCGAGTGCATCGCCGCAGTTCATTGGGGGTGAACCGTGTCAAACATGCATGTTCCGGGCGCGTTTGGGTGGTCGCCTGGTGGCTACGTTCCGTGGAAGGTATGTTCCGTCCATGGAAGATACGAACTCGGGCGAGAACGATCGCGCGACGCCGGAGCAGTTCGGCACCTGGCTCAGGAGCCAGATTGATCAACGCGGCTATGACCTGGCACCCAAGGGGGGCGGCCAAAGCAGGTTCGCCGAAGCCGCCGGCCTCAGCAACAGCACCGTCAGCCGCATTCTGCGGGGCCAGGCCGTCACGGAGACACGCACACTTCAGGCGATCGCCACCGCCCTTCGCCTGCCCCTCGCCGAGGTGCTCGTCGCCGCCGGCGTGCTCAGCGCACGCGAACTGCACGATGTCCGCAATCCCACCAGCACCAACCCACTGACACCCGAAACCGCTGCCGACGAACTAGGCATCACCGACCCGCAGTCACGCCGCCTGTTCGTCAACATGACCGCCACCCTGCGAGAGCAGCGCGCCGAGAACGGCGAGGGACGCATCGCCGAGAACTAACCGCACGGAGAGGTAGCACAGTGACCCACCGATACATGCCCGTATTCGCCTTCACCCTGCTCGCGGTAGGGCTTAGCGCGGGCGCTGTCGGCTTACTCGGCAACAACGACGACCTGTTCGGGACCGGCCTGTTCGTCGTCCTCACCGCCGTTCCTCTGACCATCATCCGCACTGTGCAGAACTCCCAGCGCGCCACCGACGACCAACTCGCCGACGCCGACCGCGCCGGATACAACCGCGCCCTCGACCACGTCGCCCGCGGCCTGCTCGACGCACCCACCCCGCCCGAACCGGGCAACCGGGAGGACCGCACCGAGCAGGGCGCGGGCAACGTGATCACACTGCGCCCGAACCTTGTCCGACGAGTCGAACGGAAAGCTCAGTGAGCACTCTGTACTTACCGCCCCAGTACCAGGGGTCGCAGGACACCGACGACCTATGGCTCGGGTACATCCGAGTCAGCACGTGGAAAGAGGAGAAGATAAGCCCGGAACTGCAAGAGTCAGCAATCAGGCAGTGGGCGGCCCGCACCGGGCGCTGCCTGCTCGAACCGATGATCGTCGACCTGGACGAGTCCGGTCGCCACTTCAAACGCAAGATCATGGGCGCCATCGAGCGCGTGGAACGCCGAGAGGCACGCGGCATCGCCGTATGGCGGTTCTCCCGGTTCGGCCGCAACCGGACCGGCAACGCCGCCAACCTCGCCCGCCTTGAGGCCGTCGGCGGCGAACTGGAGTCAGCCACGGAACCGGTCGATGCCCGGACCGCCGTCGGTGAGTTGCAACGAGAAATGATCTTCGCCTTCGGCAACTTCGAATCCAACCGAGCTGGCGAGCAGTGGCGGGAAACACACGAATACCGGCTTCAGCACCAGCTACCCGCGACCGGGCGGCGCCGGTTCGGGTACGTGTGGCACCCCCGACGCGTCCCCGACATGGACGCCGCCGGCGGGTGGCGCCTCCAAGACGAGCGGTACGTCTTCCACCCCGATCACGCCTCGATCCTTCAGGAGATGTACGAGCGCAAGCTCGCGAAACCAGTTCCCCAGGGACTCAACACCATCGCCCATTGGCTCAACGAAGAGGTGCAGGTCCGTACGCTGCGCGGCGCCCTGTGGAGCACGAGTTCGATCGCCCGGTACATGGACTCAGGCTTTGCGGCCGGATGGCTCCGCACTCACGACCGCGAGTGCCGCTGTGGGTACAGCAACGACCCGTCCATCAGCAAGTGCCCGTACAACCGGATGCTCTTTCTCCCCGGAGCACAGCCCAAGATCATCGAGTCAGAGGAATGGGAGGAGTACCAGGCACACCGGAAGCTAACCAAGAACATCGCGCCGCGCGCTCGCAAGGCGACGTACACCCTTTCGGGCATGCTCGCCCACGGCCGGTGCCGCCACCACATAAGCCACGCCTCGGACACCCGCAAGACGGGACAGGTCAACGGGTATTGGCTGGTGTGCACCCGGAACAAGCATGTATCCAAGAGCGCCTGTGCGAAGGGGATCAACGTCAAGCGCGAGCAGGTCGAAAACGAAGTTTTCGACTGGCTCGGCCGTGAGGGGATCGCCGCCGACATCGACGCCGCGCCAGCGACCCCCGGCGAGGACACCGCGCCGAAGGTAGACCCGAAGCAGGTTGCCCAGCGTCAGCGCGCCAACCTCACTCGCGAGTTGAAGACGATCGACGCCGCTATCGACCGGCTCGTCGAAGAGAACGCGCTCAACCCGAATAAGTACCCGGGCGATTCGTTTGAGCGGGTGAAGAACAAGTTCCTTGGCAGCAAAGGGAAGTTGCTCAAGCAGTTGGGCGATCTTGGCGAGGCCGTAGTGACGCCTGTCCGTGAGGACTTCCAAGAGCTGATCGTCGGCCTGCTCGCGGAGTGGGAATCCTTCAAGCCGATCGAGAAGAACGCGATGCTCCTACAGATCGTGCGGCGGGTGGTCTGCTACGACATCCGCGACGCCGAAGGCAAGCTGTTGTCTGTCCGGACCGAGATTCACCCCGTGTGGGAACCGGACCCGTGGGCGCCGAAGAAGGTATGCCGCGGACTGTTCGGCACGCGTGCTGACTGGTCGCCCGCTGAGCTGTGGATCAGGCCCGGCCTGATCGAGGCCGAGGTCGAGGCCGCCCTCGCGGGTGAGATCGAGGCGTAG